GCCGTTCTTTTGTTTGACTATTTTGTATGTTGTTTTGCTAAACTTTGCTAATTTTTTGCCTATGTACTTGCGTCCAGATAGATTATTTGTGATTAGATAAACAAAACCTACACATTCTTCGGGCAGTGTCTCAATTGGGGTATCTTGATAAAGCCATGTCATGTGTGTTGAGTAGTGTTGTCTTTCGTGTTGTAGTTATGCTGCCTTAATATAAATGTAGATTTTTCAGTAAATTTTGATTTTCGTATAACATGCCCAAATTGTAGCGATTTTGTTGCTGATTAAACGGACTGCACCAGGCTACAGAATCTGTTCTGCCATAGCTGGTATAATCAGTACCCAGTCCAAAATGCACCACTTTGGTAGGTTGTAATTTCAGTTTGTTGCACCAATACAGTTGTTGATCTCGATATTTTTTGACATTAAAGTCTGATGGAAACTGTTGTATGATGTCCCAGGCCAAGCCAGCACTGAGCCGATTGCAAATGTTTTCGTCGTTGCTCATTTGCATGGGGTCTTGAGGTTTTGTCTTGCACATGCGCACAGCAATCTTTGCACACTGTACAGGAAACGTCTTTGAAAAACTAAATGTAATCTGTTGAATGCACTCAGCAGATAGATCAATGTTTACAGCGTTCATGCTGTTGGGCAAGTAGATAAAATCTACCAGCAGTTCGATGCCAAGATGATTGCATTGGTCAACCAACCAGTCAAAATTTTGATGTTTATCACCAGTTAGTGCAAACGGATAACTGCAAATGCAAATGTCTCCGGGACGTAACTCATCATCTTCGATATATGCCCAATTGGCTCTGATACGACTCCATATATCCATATGCCACCAGTAATCGCCACGGAACACTCTAAATCTACGATCAGCATTGAACAAGTAAAAATTTATAAACGACTCTTGTGTGCCGGCACTGAATCCAGTGTACTTGAACAAATCAAAATTTTGCAAACAATAATTTTTACTGTTTGCAATCCAAGTAGGAAACTCAGATTCAAATTGTTCCACAATCCAAGGGTTTAACAAATGTTTAGCAAGATGTAGTCCTTGAATGTATTCAATCACTTCAGGATCTTTGATGCTGTTGCCACTGCTAAAAATACTGCGGCTTCTAGCACGAATTGCATCAAATTGATCGTCAGCAGGGAATGCCCAAACATATTCACCGGGTACATCTAATTGGTCAGTAGCACTGGCTGTGGCCAGTGTCCATGCTAACTGTCTTACTTGTTGGATGTCAGTTGTAAAAGTTTGCATGCCTGTTGATAATATTCAAAATCTTGTTCCCACTGGGGGTCATTGTTGTCTCGCTCGTGCCGTGATCTCAATATCCAACGCAGTACTGGATTTTCAAAATCCAACTGGAATTGACCATTGGGCCCAAAAAACAAACAACTGTTGTAAACTTCGCCGTGGTCGGCCACAAACCGACTGAGCCATATAAGTTCTTGTAGGTCATATCCATCTATCATGCACTTGACAAGCTCAAAACTTCTGTCTCTCACAATGATTCCATTTTCTACAATGGTGTGTTCGGACTTTTTGTCACAATGCACTATGGTCAGTCTACAAGACCCTACTGGTACGGCTAGATTAAATGTATACTCAGACTGAGTCACACCTTCATATAGTGTATGCTGATTGATTAATATTTTACATTGTGGGTCATCCACAATGCGGTCAAATGTTAACTGTAGTTTCATTTTTTAACAATTCAAATAACGGCCAGTTTTCAAACACATGAGTAAGACTTATTCTATTGGCAAACAAATTGGGATCAAAACTCAGTTGATACTGTTGCAGTAGATTGCGGCGATTGTACTCATTCCATGAGTCGTTACCTACAGCAAACAAAACACAATTACTGGCATCAAGATTTACAGCATTGCAAAATTCTAACTGTTGTTGTCGGTACTTATTGTACACATAATCGCTGCTGTAGGTATCAATCAACATAAAACCAATCTGTGCAGACATGGTGTTGTTGTAATTGATTGAGTCGTGCAAACTTTGTCCATCAGCAGTTGAGGGTCTGGTATATCGAATACCAATTCGTAAATTTCCCACAGGAAACGCCTTGCTCAAACTAAATGCCACAGTATCTATACACTTGGCTGACACATCTAATTTGATACCGCCACTGATAACATAGTAGCAGGCATCCACTAATACCGGTATGTTTAGTGCAGTACATTGGTCAATGATAGCTTGATAATCTGCTGGTGCAGATCCTGTGTCGCAAAACGGCATTGATATTACCAATGCATCACCGGCAGTTAATGGATCTTGCTCGGTTACAAAACTCCAATCAACATTGTTGTTGATCCACGTTTTGATATGATAGAAATATTCACCTACAAAACATCTAAACCTTCGTTCACGCCATCTAAAATAAAAACTGTCAAATGCCTGTGTGGTACCAGCACTAAAATTAGCACAATACTGATCCAGACCAATAACACTATTTGATCTGTGTTGTAACAACCAAGGTGCAAAGTTTGCTTTGAATTGATCAAGATGCATGGAATTTTGCCAAGACTTTGTGTCAAGCACTTGGTTTATGTTGTGCATAATATTGGTGTCTTGCACTGCTCTAGAGCCTTGATACAAATAGCGAACCTGATCGCGACAGTGAAAAAAATCCTCACTGTGATTTGCTGCAATTGCCCACGCCAGTTGTTTATGCAATTTCTACATCCGTGTTATAGCTGGTAAAGCCATTCTCTTTGATCACCTTAAGAATGTTTTCTACCCTGCTGGTAAGTTCATCTCTATGGCTCACAAGCCAAATGCTCTTGTGGCGCTCACGACTCATCTTCTTCAGCAAGCCTAGCGCATTCTCTACACCTTGTGTGTCAAGACCGTTGTCAATCATCTCGTCGATAAACAACAAGTTGATGGGCGAGTACAAACTTTCCCAAACGTCACGGAATGCCCAACTCATAGAGAGTATTAGTCGATTGCGTTCACCACGACTTAGATTGTCAAAGTCCAGCTCACGACCTAATTCTTCAATGCTCACACTCAAGTCGTTCATGAACTTCACTGTGTGTGGCAGTCCAATTCTATCCAAGTAATGTGTGAGACGACTGTTGAGATAACTCAAGTTCTGATCAATGATCTTCTTGCGCACAAACGAATCTTTTGAGGTCAGCAGTTTGAGCAAGAAGTCCTGATGGTCTTGCACTCTGGTAAGTTCGTTCAAGTGATCATAACTCACAACCTGCAAAGCCTGCCCTTGCATGTCTGCAATTTGTTCTGTGTAAGGATCAGATTCTGTTTTTCTTGTGTCCAGGCTGGTTCGCAAAGTGCCGAGAGTATTGCGATGGTTTAGCGCATCTTCTAATGTGTCATAAAACACAGTGGGTGCAACCCCTAGTTCTCCCAAACTGGTTAATGTATCTCGATGTTCTTGTTCTTGCGTGTTATTGGCAAGCAATTGAAGTGCAGTTTCTTTTAGTAGTTCTTCTTTGGCCTGCTTGAGTTCGTCTTGCTTGTTGTCATGCAAGTCCTGCCCACATGAGTGACACTTGTGATCGTCTAAGGCTGCAATTTCTGTTCGGAGTTTGTCCAACAGTTTTTGTTGTTTGATATTATCTGCGGCAATCTGTCGAATCCATCGATTAGCCTCATCAATGGCTTTTTTCTTAACATGAAATGCTTCCAAGTCTCTGTGGGCTTGCACTTCGGCATCAATGTCAATGTGTTCAAGGTCACTGATAGCCGTTTCAAACCCAGCACAATCTTCCTGTTGCTTTTTAAGCCACATGGTTCGACGCTTTTCTAAACTGGTAATTTGTTCTTCAATGCGCTTGTTGGCTTCTTGCACAGCACGAATTCTAAACTCTTCAGACTGGATGGCATCTTTGGTCTGTCTGTTGAGTTCTTTGATACGGTCAGCACGTTCACTGAGCAAGGTAATGCCCAACAACTGCTCAATGATTGTGCGCTGGTCGTTGGCTTTCAAACTTAAGAACGGTTCTGTGTAAGTGTTTAGCGCCAGCACATGTTTGAACATATCATGGCTCATACCGATAATACGTTCTATGGCGTCTTGTGTCTCTCTTGAATCTCCTTGTGCTTCGTCTTCTGCGGCTTTGTGTTCGTTGTTCACATAGAACTTGAGCACATTAGGTTTGCGTCCACGCTCAATTTTGTAATCTGTGCCATTGATATGAAAGTCTAAGCTGACTAACATGTGTTTGGCATTAGTCTTGTTTACTAGGTTGTCTTTGCGGATGTTTGACAATGCCTGACCATAAAGTGCATAACTTAATGCGTTGATGATTGTGGTCTTGCCTGTGCCATTTCTTGAACCATCGCCTCCTAAGTCCAAGTTCTCTCCTAGCACCAGTGTAAGGTCATTGCGGTCAAAGTCAATGGCTTGTGTGGCTGCGCCCACACTCATAAAGTTTTTAACAGTGAGATTTTTAATTTGTATCATTGATGCGCTATTCTAACACCATTGCCGCAGTTTTGCAAACATAATGGATGTGGTTGTGAGTCAATTTCTGTTAAAATATCTGGTAGTACGTCTGCTTCGGCTGTTCGGTAAACATTTAAATAACAACAAGGACTTATACTTCCATTGGCATTTAGGTATACTGTGGTGTTTTTTAAATGTCTACAATCGGATAACTTAAGATTATCTCGATTAGGAGTTAGATGATATGCATTTGTTGCAGCACTTTTACTCCATGGTTTAAATTCAATTACCTGCCCAGTTTGCCAATGTTTTGCTTGTAACTTTTCTCGTACGCTAGTTATAAATTTAAATTTTTTAAAACCTAATTGTTGACTTAATCGCATGCAATCTTTGATTTGGTGTTCATTGTGCGCCCAGGGTATAAATTGCCAAGTGGCGTACCCGCCAGCGGTAATAAATGCCGTTGCATTTGCAATTGTTTTATTAAAATCTGTGCCTTGTCGATGTATTTCGTGAATACCTTTTAGTCCATCTAACCCAAACCAAACGTCATGTTGTTTGTTTTTTAAAATTCCAGCAAGATCAGTCCACCATTGTTGAGATCTTATCCCGCCATGGGTATGTATTTGAATCTTGTCTGCATATTTTAACGCTAGGTTAATGTGTTCTAAAACATTTGCAGCAGCCATAGTGTCGCCGTATGTTCCGCTAAACTGAATAGTGTTTAAATTTGGTAATTTTTTTAATACTTCTTCAAATCTTGCGGCGGGTAAATCTTCAACTACTAGGTTTGAGTTTAGCCCGTATCCAGATTGATTGCGAGCACATGCTGGACACCATGCATTGCATTTAGTTGTATTTTCTACTTGTAACCATGTGGTGTCTGCTAGTTTCATAAGTTTTGGTAAATTTTCAACAGTAGCTTGTTATCGTAGAATTCTGATTCGATGTTAGTGAGTTGGTCTGTAACAATCTGATCCACTGACTCAAACTTAATCTCGCCAGGTGCCATGTCTGTGTCTACATCCGAGTTCTTGTTTGGTATCAAACTCATCTCACGCAGGTCGTAGTCTCGGATAAATGTTTCTTTGATGAAGTTGGCCTCTTCGTACGAAATCTCAATGTCTAGTCCAACACGCACATGCATTTTGGGCTTAAGAAGAGCTGGAGCGTTATCAATAAGGTTGGCGAGCCCGTAAACCCTGTACGTGGGTTGAGCAGGCCAAGCATGAAATGTAGCCTCTCTTCCCCACTCCAGTATAGTGAGGCCTCGTTCGTCGTCACCAGCATCTGCATAATTGTGAGGGAACGCATTACCGATATAGGTAATGTTTTTTTTGGTCTGTCGCTTGTGAAAGTGTCCGGTGAATACATGTTCAAAATTTTCAAAGTCTTCTCTACGCACTTCACCATGATCTGGCATCTCTACCATGGCGTTCATCAAATATCCAGGCAGTTCAAAGTGCCCAAACATGTACTTGCCAGTCAGTTTAGGTATCCTCTTATGGTCATCGCCGCAAAGCCAAGGAGCAATAACCACGTCACCGCTACTAAACCAATCGTTGCATATTTCCACATTGGGGAGATGGCGTGCCCACTCCACGCTCTGAATATCACGCTTGTCGCGATAATAAAGGTCGTGATTCCCAGGTATAAAATACACACGGTCAAAATTAGCATTCAGGTGCTCCAGTGATCGAAGGCTATAGTTTAAGGTAACAATGTTTAGGCTGGCTCTGTTGTTGTGCCAATCGCCTAGGAACATGGCAGTTTCGCAGCCTTCCTCTTTGGCTTTGGCAGTGGCCCATTTTACAAAAGCCAAACAATCTTCATTGTGTAAGGTTGAATTGCTTTTGAGCCCAAAGTGTATGTCAGTGAAGATTGCAGCTTTACGGAATAGATTCATATCAATCAAGTATACAGAGTTGCTGTAGTAATGTCAACTGGACATTGCATCAAAAATCTCTTTGTGAGCAAACTCAAAATTTTGTTTTCGTCGGCCATCCAATTTATCTATGTATTGCAAAAATTCTTGGCCAGAGACCGGTGCCGATGTTAACACTCGTTGGGCAATAGATTGTAATTCAGACAAAGTATGATCGTGATATTTTTCATGTACCAATTTTTTAACACGGTCGGGTATGTTGTCTATGCTGAGATAAGTTGGATACTCGAGATACCACCATACTACATCAAACTCAAACTGATTGAGAAAATTCATCAGTTGGTCAAGATACAATACATTTTGTACATTTACAGTTGGTATTACTTTTACAGTAATAGCCGAGTTTTGAATATTGTTAAACAATTTTAAGTTAGCAACAATATCATTCCATTTGCCACCACGTTGAATTTCAAATCGTTGACCTATGTCGTCGATGCTCAGTAAAATTTCAACTGATTTGAATTTTTGAAAACGTTGTAGTAAGTCAAATGGGAAGATGGATGCATTGGTATTAAATTCTAAACTTATGTTTTGTGCCTGCCCCCGGTCAATGATAGCATCTAAAAATGTTGGTAATAAGGGCCACAGAAAAGGTTCTCCTCCCATGATATGCAAAAACTCTGTGTTGTCTATAGCATCAATTACATTGTCAACTATATGCTGATCTATATTGTTGTTTTGTAATTTTAAATGATATTGGAAAACTTTTTTTTGTTCGCTGGTTGTGCTGTGAACATATTCTTCAGCAGCAATTTTTGAGCTGGCAGTATGATTGCAAATGCGACAAGCAAAATTACACAAATTACCAGGAGCCATAGTAATGTCAATCAAAGTTGGTTGATCAAACCACTGGTAATCAAATCCGTCGCCAAATTTGGTCAAGGCATGTTGTCGCAGACTGGTTGAATTGTGTTTTTCAACGTCCCAACATGCTTGGCATTCAGAGATCTGTTGCCCTGACGAGAGCTGTTGCCTAATTTTTTTATAATACTCTGAATCAAAAATTTCTTTGAGCGTGGTCTGTTGAATGCTGCCAGCAGATTGTTTAAATTTACAACACGGCCGAGCCTGGTTTGAAGTGTTGATATTTACACTGGTAAATGGCAACGGACATATGGTATCACGATGAACAACAAACCCTTCCAAGGGCAATAGCTTGGAATCACTTATGTTTAATTGTAAAAATTGTATTGGTTGCGGATCATTGCCATGCAGTTTGTTTGCTTGATCTAACAATGCAGTTAAATCAAACGGATTAACAATCAAAATGAAAAAGTTGCTGATGTCTATTTTTTTGGCAGCATATTGTACATGATTTAAAAACTGCTGTGATAAAGCGTGGCTGCTGAATAACACTAACCGTTGAGTTGGTGCAAATTCAGTTTGATAACATTTTTTAAACAAGCCAAAGATAGACCCATGCTGACTGTAATAATCAGCAAGGTCTTCAAAGCAAATCAAATCATATTGTTTTTGTAAATGATGTTTGAGTTGATCAGTCGTTAACTTATTCTTCATACGTTGTGGTTACTGGCCCACTCATGGCAGCCATACCAGCCTTGCCAGAGTTCTGTCTAGTCCATGACGGATTTAGGCCGTTCAGCTCCAAGATGTCATCTCTGATATTTTGATTTTTCTTTTCGATGTTAAGAATCCGTGTAAAACTATTAGTGATAGCAGCGGTATAGTAAGCAAAGGGGTTTTGCGATTTAGATTCGTCAAATTGTAAACCAATTTGACTAAGTTGAAGTAGAGCTTGTCCACGCATTTCCTCGTTGTAGGTATAGCCACGCCAGTTAGACCGAGTGGCATAGCGTTCGCACAGTTTCATAAACATCAGTGCAAGTTTCTTGGTCATCTCGCCGTGATCCTTGGAAAACTCGCCAGTCTCTAAATCACCTTTCCAGTGGCTACGGCCCACAATGTAAGGCTTTTTGTCTTGGTCCAGTCTGTACTGCTCAAACGGAGGAAAATTCACACGCACGTGATTTAGGTCCAGTACAGGCACATCCAGCAGTTCTGCCAAGGGATCCTCTGCCACATCATCCAGTTCAAAGATGTCTTCCAGCTTTTTGCGCTTGGCTTCGGCTTTGGTAATTTTTTTAGGTGCCCGGGGTATGTGATCCCAACAAGTAATACGGAACACTAGATCAGTATTGGGAATTTTCTTTTGATCAATCACTTCGCCTGTTTCTCGTTTGATACGATCAGCACGATTTTTTCTTGCTTCCACTACTGTGCGCTGATTGATTTTGTCCAGACTGGGCAGGATCAAATCAAATTGGTGATCTGCTACAGGATCTCGATACCAGCAATAAGTGTTCTTGCTGTGGTGTATTTCTTTCAAAATATCACGGTTGTTTAGGTAATTGACACGAGGTGCCGCTTTTGGTAATAAAGTCATGTTATGACAAGGTCTCCTTACTAGGATTGTAGCATATTTACAACAATTGTCAACCTCTTGTTAAAGTATGCCGTTTTTGTCAGCGGTAAATAAGCTATAGGAAACAAATATGGCTTACGATCCAAATAAAGCAGCAACATTCAATCAACTTCGTCAACAAGGCTTGAGCGAAGATGCCGCATTAGCGCAGGCTGGAATAACTAATGCTGACGTTGGTAATTACGCCCTTGGCACAAATGGTCAAATGGGCGCATTGGTTATAGGCACTGGCCCTAGATCAGATGTAGAAGTAGTTAAACAAGTAGACTATCCTGAAAAAGCTGACGCATCAGTTAGCAACAAAACACCAATTAACTATACCACAACCAGTACTGAAACTGTGAGCGGTGGCGGATCTACTACAACTATTGCTGGTATAAGAACATCCACAGCAGAGAGCCAAGCATTTGCTGCCTCTGCCTCTGCAAAGCAAGCTGAAATTAATCAGTTCTACAAAGATAATCCCAGCAACTTTATTCGCAAGCGGCAAGGTCTACCGCTTCTAACACCAGAAGAAGAAGCAGCAAATAACGCACAAGTAGCAGAACTTCGAAAGCAAAAAACTGCATTAGATCTGCAACAACAAGCTGCTGAAGATCCTGGCACACCTTCGGTCATAAGAATACCAAACACTACCACTACTACACAAACTGTGACCAGTGGTACTACCGCAGTAAACACACCAGTACAGGCACCAGCTGGTGATGATCCAGCAATAAACCAACAAACTGAAATACAGATTGGAACCACAGTAAGTAATCCAGTGCGGGCAACTGCTACCAGTCCGTTGCCATCTGATGGCGACGAAGCACTGGCTGCTGCTCAAGCCGAACAAGAACTTATTGACTTACGCATAGCTGCTGAATCAGCTACACCAGTTGACTACACTACTGAAGCACTACTATTAGAACAACAACTAACAGCACAAGCTATTGCTGACGAAGAACTCAACGCTAGATTGGATCGTGCCGCTGATGTTCCTCTGACTGACGAAGATGCCGCATTACAAGCACAAGAAGTTGCTGACTTGCGCATAGCCGCCGAATCTGCATCACCAGTTGACACTGATCCAGATGGACTGTTGGCACAACAAGAAGCAATTCGTCAAGCACAAGAAGCAGCACAACTCAATGAAGCACTGACATATGAAGCGGCACCAGTTCCGTTGTCTGCGTTAAATGAAAGTGAGTTTGGTGATCCAAATGTAGTGCAAAATCAAGGTGATGTAGACGCCAACAACTCTGTTGTGCGTGGACTAACAAATAGCGCACAAAATCAAAGCACATTGCTGACTCGAGAAAACTTACCGTCAGCTGCTGACTGGCGTGTGAGATTGAGTTTGGCACCAAATGCCACCTACCTCTATAAAGCAAAGGCAGCTGGCATACTTGCGCCATTGGCTGCCACTAACGGAGTGTTATTTCCATATACACCAGCGATTGATACAAGTTATCAGGCCAAATACGATCCGTATGATCTAACACATTCTAACTATCGCGGATATTTTTATAAAAGTAGTGCAGTAGAGAATATCACAGTCAAAGGCACATTCACAGCGCAAGACACAAAAGAAGCAGAGTATCTGCTGGCAGTGATTCACTTTTTTAGATCTGTCACAAAAATGTTTTATGGCCAAGATCCGCAAGCAGGGGCACCACCTCCGTTGGTGTATCTTAGTGGATTTGGAGAATTTCAATTTAACAAACATCCTTGTGTGGTGTCTAGTTTTACTTATAATTTGCCCAGTGATGTAGACTACATACGTGCAACTGGATTCAATAATATTGGATTGAATCTAGAAAATCGTAGAGATCGGTCATCAGGGCCAGCCATGGGTGGTAGCTTGGGTACTGTTGTGGCCATTATTGATAGACTTAAAAATGCAGGGCTAAACAAAGGAAGCATTGGGTATATAAGTGACGCTGAACAGATTGCACAAATGAATAATGTAAAAGCTGCTACCAATCAAAATTCTGCCAACAGTACTTACGTACCTACCAAGATGGAAATTTCAATAACACTGTTGCCCATGCAAACACGCAGTCAAGTTAGCAAACAATTCAGCTTGGAAGGATTTGCTCAAGGTAGATTGTTATCTGGAGGATTCTGGTAATGGCTGCAACTTATACTAGTACTAGCCCGTACTTTCAAACTGGCTACAATCAGTTTTATTTGGACATTATGGTCAATAGACCTATTCCCAAAGAAAGTGATGATAAACTATGGACTATAAATGTAACTTATCAGTATCGACCAGATCTATTGGCCTATGACTTGTATGGTGACGGTGGTTTGTGGTGGGTATTTTATCAACGTAATCCCAACACACTTACAGCGCCGCCGTTGGATTTCAAAACAGACATTAGAATTTACATTCCAAAGATCACCACACTACAATCAACACTGGGATTCTAATCCATGGCCAATCCACTGATTACTCCAACTATCAATGCAGGTGATGGTGATCGAGGCACCAATGCCAACACAAGATCATTTTTACAAACACAAAGCACAAGCAATGCCAATGGATTCAATGTAGGCATTGACCTGCCAGACGAAACTGGAGTAATAGGTCCATTGCGTCGGAACCCCGAAACTGGAGAACTGTACGACAGTGGCAATCTACGTCAAAATCCTGAAACTGGCGAGTACTACCAAGGTATTGATCTTCAAGCTCCTACCAGTGTCGGAGTTGGCAGTTATGACGATGCCACCGGCGGAGCAGGCACAAATGTCAATCAAGCATTGGGCGACGATGCAGGGTCATCATATGGAGGTGCTAGTACAGCAGAAAACGATGCACTAAATCAAGCACTAAAAACACAAACTGGAACTATTTCTACTGATGGCAGCAACCAAGTAGTAATTCCTCAAGCCAATGTTCTAGATCGGTTTTCCAGCTATACATACCGAGCCAGTTGGTATCTAATGACACCAGCACAATACAAGCAACTGGTGTATAGCAAGAAAAAAACAGTTAACGGTTACATGCTGTTGGTACAAAGCGGCGGCGCACCACAAAATTCAGGTGGATTCAAAGGTGCATTGGGCGCACAACAAGGACAAGCATACGCTGATGGGTCTGTTGAACCTAACAAGATTCCTGGTGCCAATGATGCAGATGCTGGACGTAACCCTGCGTTTCCTTTGGACTTTTATATTGACTCTGTTACTATTGAAAATTTTCTTACAGGTGGCGGCACCCGGGCACCACATGCAAATAAAGCTATCAGATTTACTGTAGTTGAAAACAATGGCATTACGTTGTTGGATCGACTGTATGAAGCAGTACAAGATTTCATGCCAGCTAGTGGACAAAAACAAGGTATAAATTATTCATCTGTAGTGTATCTCATGGTAATAAGATTTTACGGATATGACGAACAAGGCAATTTGGTAACTCGCATTGGTGGTAACAAATCTGATCCTAATTCAGTGATTGAAAAGTTTATACCATTTAAAATTAGCAAATGTGATTGGACCATTGACAGTAAGTTAGTCACATACAGTTTTGAAGGACTTTCACCTGGTGAAGCATCTGCCGCCGGAACTCGTCGAGGAACCATACCATACAATATTGAATTGACTGCGTCTACCATTGGAGATTTACTAGGACAAGACGTGGTATTCTCTACCACACAAGCAGCCACACCTACACCTGGCGCAGCAACTACTAACGTCTCGTCTGCGCAAGCCGAACGCGATGATGCGGCAGCAGTAGATGCAGCTAACAATGTAGCTTTGCCGCCAAAAGCTGACGCAGCCCCCACAACAAAAAAGAACAGTATCACTCGTGGACTCATGGGGGCAATGAATCAATTTCAACAAGACCTGGTCAAGCAAGGGGTGTATGAACAAGCAGACCAGTATGAGATTGTGTTTGCTAATCCAGGACCAGGTGGCGGTGGAACTGCAATTAAAAATGCCAGATTGATTCCGCCAGGAAAAAAAACTAATGCCAGTCAAACACCAATGGCAAATGTGCCTACTAATAATCCACAATCGGCAGATATGGAGAAAGTTTATAAAGATATCAAAAGTAGAAACTACTCTATCACTGCTGGTATGCAATTGGTTCAGGCCATTGAGCTTGCTATAAGAAACAGCACTTTTGTCACTGATCAAAATGTTTTGTTTTTTAACGAAGATGATGCATTGCAAGTCAAAAACGATGCCAACAAAAAAGACATTGTTTGGTTTAATATTACATTTCAGTCAGTACAATTAGAATATGATAGCAAACGCAATGACTATGCACACAAAATAACGTTTATAATCAACACATACACTCCTATGAACTTTGATAGCAGTTACTATCCTATCAACAAATTTCGTGGGCTGCATAAACAATACAACTACTGGTTTACTGGTAAAAATACTTCGGTGATTGATTACAAAGAAACCATGAACAATCTCTACAATCTCACCATCAGTGGAGATCAGACCAAAGGCAATCTTGGATTTCAACAACGCAAGGCTTTTACCAGCAGCATGAGAGACCAACCATTTTTGGCTTTTCAAACAGCCAGTGCAGAAAACAGTGCCGGTGACAACGGCAAACAAAACGAACCTCAGGCCAATTTGGCTGAAAGCCTATATGACCCAGTTGGCCTGGCCAACTGTAACCTTAAAATTGTAGGAGATCCTGCGTGGATACAGCAAGGTAGTTTTGCCGGAGGGGTCAGTGCAAAAGAATTTGATTTCAATGCATTTTTACCAGATGGTACTATAAATTTTGATGCTAGAGAAGTCATGTTTGAAATAGCTTGGCAACGTCCACAAGATTATGATCTTACAACTGGACTAGCTGACCCTTATGCTGGATCCAGTTCAAGACAACCGGTACAAAGTCGCGTGTACACTGCCATGCAATGTACTAGCGAATTCAATAAAGGTAGTTTTTATCAAACCATACAAGGCAAGTTGTATTTCTTCATGAAACCCAATGCCTCTAACAAAGCAGCCACAGCACCCCCGCCGGCATCAACCACTTATTATGAAAACAGTGGTCAATCTAGTACGTCAGACAATCCTAGCAAATCAACAGCCGATGCAGCGTCGGCTGGTGCCAGCGGAAGACCCACAACATTAGCTGTGCCGGCTGTAAATGCTGGCCCTGGCAGCGGCACACCAAATGCAATAAATTCAGCGCCACCTGGACCAAAAGATACAGTAGTTCCTGCTCCACCGCCACAGCCGCCAACATCGGGCTCGGGCGAAAATTTAGATGTAGGAGATCCATTTGTGCCGCCAGGTGCGCTGTCTGGCAGAATCACTGCAGATGGCATTGGCAATTCGCCATCTGTTCCACAGGACATAGTAAGAGACTTTTAAGGATAACACATGGCAACAGAAGTACAACGCAGCAGAGGCCGTCCCACAAACTACAAGTTTGATCGTGGCGGCGTACCTGCGGAGTTTGGACCGTTTTATGGTGTTGTAAAAAACACAACTGATTCAATAAGATCAGGACGCATACAAGTTTATATTGAAGCATTTTCCAATGGTGGCGAAAATGAACCATCAAAATGGATCACAGTAAGTTATATGCCGCAATTTTTTGGATCAACTCCTCACAATCCAGCCGCGCAAGGTATAGGGTCATATATTGATGGAAACTCCAACAGCTATGGTATGTGGTTTACTCCCCCAGACGTTGGCATCACAGTATTATGTGTATTTGTAAATGGAGACCGTAGCCAAGGATTTTATATAGGTACCGCCCCTGATCAAAGTATAGGACATATGGTTCCTGCTATTGGAGCCGCCCCTGTTAGAACTCAAGTAATTGCAGAAAATAAAAATCAAGCAACGTATTTTGATGGTGCAGAACAATTGCCAGTGGTCGAAATTAATACCAACAACATTGCTTTAGAAGAAAATGCTAGATTTTTTGATGCTCCTAAACCTATACAAAGTGTAGTAGCAGAAACCATGTTCCGTCAAGGACTGATTAAAGATCCACAACGTGGCCCTATATCTAGTAGCAGTCAGCGAGAAAGTCCCAGTGCTGTATTTGGTGTTAGTACTCCAGGTCCTGCGGTGTATCAAGGTGGTATGAAGCTGGGAGAAATACAGAAAAAAGTCAAAGCTGGTGAATTAAAACCTCAGGATCTCAATGTAATTGGCCGTGTAGGCGGCCATAGTATTGTGCTTGACGATGGTGACACCGACGGCAATACTAGACTGATCAGATTTAGAACCACAGCCGGTCATCAAATTACAATGAGTGACAGCGGAGATTTTTTCTATATTACTCATGCAAATGGCCTGGCCTGGTTTGAACTTGGTTCTCAAGGCACACTAGATGTGTATGCTACCAACAGCATTAACTTGCGCACTCGTGGCGATATTAATTTGCATGCTGATAGAGACATCAACATGTACGCTGGCGGCAGTATCAAAGCCAAAGCAGTAGAAGACATTAAGTTGCAAGCTGAAGCAGACTTCACAGCTATTGCACAGCAAAATTTACGATTGTATAGCAAAAGTTACATTGGCATAAAAGCAGATGGCAGCTTGGCTTTACAAAGTGCTACTGGAAGTTGGGAAGGAGGCAGCGCATTGAAATTCACAGCAGGTGGTATTGATCTCAACGGCCCAGCAGCTGACTCAGTGTCTGCACCCAACAACTTGACCACAACTATCTTAGATGATACTACATTCAGCAGTGCCACTGGCTGGACAGTTGAAACAGATGGTCTTGAAAGTATTGTGACTCGAGCACCCACACACGAACCATATCCTTACCACAACAAAGGTGTGGATATTGAAATTCCATTGGAAGCAGGACAGCCGCCGCCTAACCCAGGTGCCGTGCCAGTGCCTGCTGGATTTGAATTTACGAGAAAAGCATGAGCACATTTAATTTTGAATTCAACGGTCAAAAGTTTGAAATCAAAGCCCCTACCGGCGCTACATTTGAACAAGCTAAAGCAGTGTTTGATCAACAAACAGCCAGTGGCGGCCTTACGGGATTCAGAGTTGGGGACGTACTGAGTCCAGCTACACAAGCCGCAGGTGGCCTGGCAGCCGCTCAAAGTCAATTAACACAAGGCCTGGCATCATTGTCTAGCAAATTGCCAGCAGGCACAAATTTAAGTAGTCTCACAGCCAGCATAGGAACACTTGGGCAAGGTGCAGGCACACAAGTTGCCAGCGCACTGCAAGGTGGTGCGGCTGCATTTAATTCATTCACTACTGGCGCAAGTGGTGCTACTGCTTCTATTAGTGCAGCGTTGTCTGGTGCAGGCGCCGGGCTGTCTCTACCTTCAACATCGGCTATTACAAGTGCATTAACTGGCGCCGCAGCTCAAGCAGGCAGTTTGGCCAGCACCGCAATTGGCACCATATCAGGATTAATCAAAGGAACTCCTACTGCAGGAATCAATGTAGCAGACTTTGCCAAACAAGGTCCAGCATTGAGTGGACTTGGCAGTATGAGTTTGCCAGACATAACTGGAACATTGGCCCAAGCATCAAAGCTGGTAGGACAAGCTGCTGATACTATAAGCAATGCAGCAGGTGCAGGTAAATTTGGACTTGATGCCAGCCAACTTGAACGATGGGGCTTGGTCAAGCCAGGAACTGCTGCCACATTTTTAGCACAAGCCGGCAGTGATCTTACCAGCGTATTAAAAAGCCCCACAGTATGGACTGGCAAAGATGGTGTAAAAAGTCTTGATGGATTGCTGGGCAATGAAGGACTTCAAAACAAAATTCAGCAAGGATTGATGACATCTGGGGTAGCTGATTTAAAATCACTAGGTATTCCCACAGACAAACTAACACCGCAGGCACTCAGCGGCCTAGCAACCAATGCTGCCAAGAGTGTGTCAGACACATTAGATTGGGCCAAGAATACTCCAGGACTGCCAGCTGACATCAAATCTAAATTTGATGAGGCAGCAGTCAACGGTGCATTTGCTGTGAACTTGGCAGCAGCTAAAGTAGATTTTTCTATGCTTAAGAATATACGCCTTTGGCTGCCATTGATACTGTAAACACAGACACACTTGAAGCAGCCGCAAAACGAATTATAGGCAATGCCAAAGTTCCTAGCATCATGCCAATGAACATTGAATCTAGCGTGTATTCTAGTACAAAAGATAAAGATTTAACTTATACTGGCAGTGATGATATAGTATGGGATAGAATCAACGAAGAAAGACTACGGCGAGGTCTTCCAAGTCTAACTGCAATAGGGTATCCAAGGCCCGAAACTACCGCATAAATATATCCATGACTACCTTTGTTGGATTCAATACTCAAAATCAATACAAAAAATTCACATTGGTGGATTTTGAATTAGTCAAACGCGATCTCTTGAATGCATTTAATATCCGCCAGGGACAATTGCCAGGGCGCCCAGGATATGGCACAGTGCTATGGAATTATTTGTTTGAAAATCAAGTAGACTCGGTGGTAGAAGGGATCACTGCTGAAGTTCAACGAGTAGCCGGCGGCGATCCTAGAATACTTATTAGCAATGTCAATGTGTATCCCCAACAAAATGGTATGTTGATTGAAATAGAACTACAGGCTGTAGGCGGCGTAAATGCTGAAATACTCAATGTGTTTTTTGATCAAGTCAGCCGTTCAGCCAGCTACGTATAACTACGCCGTTTTTTATCTACATAAATAACAGATAAAGAATACAAGGCCCGGACATAATGGCAAAAACCACTAGACAAACAGCGATATTTGGTGTAGAGGACTGGAAACAGATCTATCAAACCTATCGCGAAGCAGACTTCCAAAGTTACGACTTTGAAACTCTACGCAAGAGTTTTACCGATTACCTGCGTTTGTACTATCCAGAAACATTCAATGACTACATTGAGTCGTCAGAATACATTGCCTTGCTGGACGTCATTGCGTTCATGGGACAGGCCCTAGCCTTCCGCACCGACCTAAACACTCGTGAAAACTACCTAGACACAGCAGAACGTAGAGACTCGGTCACACGTCTGGCCAATCTTGTGAGCTACACCGCCAAACGCAACACCGCAGCTCAAGGCCTACTCAAGGCATTTAGTGTGACCACAACAGAAAATGTTGTGGATTACAATGGAGTTAATCTGGCTAATGTCACAATCAATTGGGCGGATCCCACAAACTTTGACTGGTTAGAACAATGGAATGCTGTGGTCAATTCGTCCTTGGTTAGCAGTCAAAAAATTGGTCGCCCATCAAACCGTCAAACTATTCTGGGAGTTGATACCAGTGAATATGGTATAAATCTAGTACCAGGATTTTTGCCAGTGATTCCGTATACTGCTACTGTAGATGGTGTGAACATGCCATTTGAAGCCACAACGTCATCAACAGCTGGACGAGATTACATCTACGAACCAAGTCCACGTCCCAACAGCACATTTAACATGTTATACCGTAATGACCAGCTGGGATATCAAAGTGCCAACAACGGATTTTTCTTCTTTTTCAAACAAGGTACGTTGCAGAATCAAGATTTTAACTTGGCTGAACGCATTGCCAATCGCACAGTAAACATCAACATTGATGGTGTTAACAATGACGACCGCTGGTTATTCCAGTTAGATAACGTGGGCAGTATCAATCGAGAGTGGGCGTATACTGACAACATTTATTCATCGGCCGCTGAACAAACTGCAACACTAAGACCAATTTTTTCTGTTACCAGTAGAACCAATGATCAAATTACCATGGTATTTGGCGATGGTGTGTTTTCTGAAATTCCGGTTGGCATCTTTCGTGCGTATGTTCGTGCCAGCAATGGCTTGCAATACATTATCAATCCTGCTGAAATGCAGAACGTGGTGTTGCCAATCAGCTATATTGATCGCAATGGCAACTTGCAAACTATTACATTCACATGTGGTATCACACAGCCTGTAAGCAATGCACAAAGCCGTGAAAGTATTGATGCTATCAAGCAACGTGCTCCAGCAAGATACTACACACAAAATCGCATGGTCAACGGCGAAGATTACAATCTATTCCCGTTTACTCTTTACAATTCTATCATCAAATCAAAAGCGGTCAATCGCGCCTCAATTGGTACCAGTCGTTACTTAGACTTGGTGGACAATACAGGCAAGTATTCATCCACTAACACATTCTCCAGCGACGGTGCTATGTGGGAGAACAATATTCTTCCCAGTAGCTTGTTTGCTTGGACCAATCGTAACGAAATTGCCGATCTTATTACCAACTCAATTCAGCCTGCAATTGCTGGCGCCACATTCAAACAATTTTATTATGCTAACTTTCCAAGAATAACTGTGAATACTGGTACCACGGCTCTCAGCAGCTGGCACCAAAGCACAACATTGGCCAACGAGACTACTGGTTATTTTCAAGATGCATTAGGCGCTCCGGTTATGGTTGGAACTTCGAGCAGTACCGCATTCAAGTATGTG